ATATAAGGCAGCTGCAAGGACGACACTCGGCTTCCAGTAAACGAGTGGTACGGGCCGCGTAACAGGTCTATAAACCTGCACGTAACCTATACCATTACGAAACCTTCGGCGGAAAGTGCTGTCATTTATTACGAGATCTCCTAATTCAAGAGGACCTCGTAACCGACGGATATTGCGCGGTAAAGCACGTAAACAGAGCTGCCAAGCAGTCCTGTAAGTGCTAAAAACGAAATCAGAACGATGGTTCTCACGAGCCATTCGCCTAATTCCGTTAGCAACAGATATCCAGTGCTGCGGTTCCGTGGGGTTGGTTTTAACATAATGTGGCCTTACGGCCACACCATTGAAGAAGTCACCACCACAACTCTCGCGAAAAGGGCCATCGATGAACGTCTTTCGAGCGTTCGTCTCAAAACCCAAGAAGCGGAGCAGAGCCACAACACCGTATGCCTTGTCAGTGGGAACGATTATATCGTCACCAAAGACATGGAAATCAACATGCGGTGTACCGGATTTCATCGCATAGCAGATGGCTGAAAAAATGAGCGTTTCAAGCTCAAACGTGAAGCCATTACCCATCGATGAAAACTTTTCCAAATACACCCACTTGCCATTAATGCGAGTCTTGGGAGACCGCAGGCAGTTGAGCAGCTGAAACCAGTCAGCTGGTAGGAGCAATTCTACCAGTTTTCTGCATACAGTATCGCTTGCATTAGAAAGATCAATGGTAGCCTTGTCACGGTTGCGCGACGCAGACTGTGCCCATTGACGGTGTAAGTCTTGGCCATCTCTCAGATCGATACCTGCTTTTAAGAGTTTACGCTTTATATAAGCGCCGACTCCGAGCTGAAAGTACACGTTGATAGACGGTTCAATACAAATACCTCTGTCCTTAAGTGCGTCTTTCGGTACCGTTGTAAAACGATTGCCTTGGACGACCTCAGGTGCAGACTTTCTAGATTCCTCACAGAGAGATCGCATCCATGCGGTTTCTCGGATCATCGGTAGCAAATCGATGACCGCAGATGTGAGAGTTGGTGTGTTCGCGATTTTGTCAGGCACGGTTGTGTAGTGCCCTTTATCGCTGAAGGTAGAGCCAGGACCGAATTTTGCAAAGGCTAATTCGCGCGGCACTCGCCCAAGCACAGACTTGATCCAGCTTCTCATTTCGTCTAAGACGGGTAAGAAGAAACTGGAACCGTCAAGGAAGGTTCCTTGACAAAAAAGACCAAGTCTAGCATTGGTGACTGCACACTTACGCTCATTGTCGTAAAAGGCTTCGACAGCCTTCTTTCGACGATTGACACCCGGAATGTCGAATTCGCATTTGCGGAGAAACTCCACGCATGCGTAGTCTTCACTAAAGGTGCGAGCATCAGCGTAATCCCCGGGGCTAATGGTCGTAGAGACCACGCCTAGCCAATCTCCAGCATTAAGCTTCTCACGAAGCGAGCGGGAGACTTTGCTGTCTACTGCGCTGAACATTTCAGTCGCTACTCTGATCAATCGCTGATCAAGGGTATTTATCTTCTTCATTTTGATGGCCGCTTTTTTCCTATTAGGTTGGAGCGATCATCGACTCGAGACTGGCTTTCACCAGTGTAGAGTTGAGGAAGGAAGTAGCGTAGGCCACGAAGTCTTCGTGGACAGCAGTCGGTACATCCTGGCCAACCAGCATCTCGAAGGAGAAGGCTGGAGTGTTGACAACTTGTGTCAACCCGGTCGAAGGATTTACCACGGCGTAGGGAACGCGAACGCGGCCAATTGCGCGACGTACAGTACCAGTACGATTCGCTTTCGTGACGAGTTCGAGACTGGGGCGTGCCATGGGCACGACTTCAGTCTCGACACGCCACTTAGCGGCCGAACTGTCTCCCGCGGACGGGGTGAGTACTGTTGCTGTGACGTCAGTCCCAGCTTTGTTCTTCAGAACAATGTTGTTGATTTGAGGCATGAGCCTACTCCTAAAGGTTGGTTACGGGCATAGGTGCCCTCTAAACCTCGTAGTCGAACACTACGAAGCCTAGGCATGCTAACGCATGGCTGCTAGCTGCTGAATAAGCAGACTAGTTGTTGTGGCTGCAAGCCAAGGTGAGACCTGAGGTAGGCCCCGTCGATCTAACAGGTTAGGACGATGGAAGGGACGAAGAGTCCGCGAAATCGTTTTGCCGTTGTAATAATTTTCGGTTTTGCCGTTATTAAAAGCAACGTGTCTGTTAGCACCTGACCACACTAAAATAGTGGTGATCATCGGTTCTTCAATTCCAAAACCCAAATCCGCGGTGAACGAATTCAGGAACTTGCCGACAGGTATGAACCAATCAACGACAAAGGAAAAGGGTACCGCGTCCCATGCGACAGCAGCCGGGTTGACGAAACCCAGCTGGTTAGCGAGGAGAAGATTCGGATTGGTTATACGAATCCCGCCAGAGCAGACAGTTGTCAGCTCAGCGAAAGTCGTAGCACTAGATCCGCCGTCCCAAGGCGCGTCCACTGTAAAGGTGGCTGATTTCGCACCTCTTACACGCTCGTACTTAGGGGAACCCTGAAGTACGCCAATGGCAGCCCCGATGTCTTCAACTAGAGGAACCCACCCGAAGGTGAACTCTAGCCAAAGGTCG